TGTAGAAACTTTAGTTGACTACGATTGTGATGGTTATGACCTTAATGGCAAAATGTTATTTAGGTATCGTAAAAATGCAATACCTATGGAAATATTAAAACAAGGGGTAGATGCATTTAAAGGTTCTATACAACTTACTGATGGACGTGGTAGTGCTAGTGGAAGTAGCCATAAAAGAGTTCGTAAAGATGGTAGTGTAAGTAATATAACAGTAGGAAATAAAGTATTAAGTGGCAATGTGGGTTATATGGATTCAGGGGCAATGGTTCACTATTGTCGTAAAACTGCATTTGCTCGTGATTACTTTGAAAAGTTTAAAGAAGGTATACCATTTGTAAAACATATAGATAACCTATATAAAGAACTATGCCCAGAACATTATGCAAAGCAAAAAGCTATTGCTGAAGGAACAAATAAGAATTATGTTATTGGCGATACTTCATTTACAACAGTCACAGTAAATAGAAACTTTGCAACTGCGGTACATAAAGATGCGGGCGATTATCCAGAAGGGTTTGGTAATTTAATTATATATAGAGAAGGGCATTATGAAGGTAGTTATTTTTGCCTTCCAGAATATGGTGTGGGTATTGATATGCAAAACCAAGATGTATTATTTGCCGATGTACATAGTTGGCATGGAAACACACCATACGAAAATACAAGTGAAGATTTTATGCGCATAGCATTTGTTATGTATTATAGAGAATATATGTACCAATGTAAAAGCCCAAGTGAAGAACTATTTGAAACTAAAATGCGTGAAACTGGCTTTTTAAAATTATAATGAAAATAAATGATAGGTAGATACACAACCTTGAATAACCAAAGCGAAATTACCGAACTTAAAGAAGGTTTAGATTTTAGAGAACCAAAGTATCGTAGAGAGGTATTTTTAAACTTCTATGGTTTTCACTTAAAATACAAAGCCCATCCAGGTGCAGTTTATTACACAATGCCTTATATAAGTGATGTCCTTAATTATACACAAGAGCAAAAGCTATGGATGACGTTTATTAATGGGTGTGGTCAAAATATAGTGACAACTAAAATTATATTAGATGAATTCCCAGACCTTACAACATATAACCATAAAGACTTTAATAAATGGTTTAGAGAACATTATACTAAACTAGGTTGGGATACTGATAGACGATACATAAAGAATAAACTTGAAGATGTTATTGAGCATTATATAAAAGAACTTGATGGACGCACACAATTAGAATATTTTGAAGGTGTTATGGGTACAAAAGACCCACATATCAACTTTGAAAACCTTTGGCAGAATGTAATGACCAATTTTTACACCTTTGGTCGTTTAGCTACCTTTAGTTATTTAGAGTACCTACGAATTGTAGGGCTTAATATAGATTGCAATAGTTTATTCATAGACGATATTGATGGCTCTAAAAGCCATAGAAACGGCTTATGTAAGGTATTAGGTCGTGATGACCTAGATTGGCATACAAAGACTAACCCAAATTTTAATGGGTATTCAAAAGAACAACTAGGGTGGTTAAAAGAAGAAGGCGAATCATTACTTAATGAAGCTAAAGATAAATTTAAAGACGAGCCATTTTATAACGATATATCTTATTTTACTTTAGAAAGTACATTATGTTGTTATAAGTCTTGGCATAGACCAAATAGAAGATACCCAAATGTATATAATGATATGTTTTATGGACGTATTATAAGTGCTGAAAGTAAATGGAATGGTGAAAAAGACTTTAGCATATTTTGGGAAGCAAGAAAAAAATACTTACCAACTAAATTACGATTAGAAGATAATTGGCAAGATTGTGGTTTAAAACCAGAAAAACAAAACCACTACTTAACAACAGGCGAAGTAATTATGATGGATGATGAATACCCTTATTATCAAAATCAATTTAATAAAAAATATTATGGAAAATAATTCAAGTGTTGTAATTGCTTTGGGTGGTGAGCCAGCAAGTGGTAAAACAACTTTACTAAAACGTATACGCAAAAACTTTCCACCACTAGTTGATTTTAAAGAAGGGTTAGTTCGTGGTGGTTATTGCCCTAAAAGTAATGTATATTTTGTAGGGGTATTTGATGATACTATGTTTGAAGGTACTGACAAGCTTTCATTATCAGTACAACCATCATTTGTAGAATTTGTAAAAAATACACCAAATGCTAAAATTGTATTTGAAGGTGATAGGTTATTTAATGCTTCTGTATTTGAACAATTAAAGTCAGTAATATTTATATTAGGCATTGATAAAGATATTCATACACAAAGACACGCACTAAGGGGTCATGAACAAAATGAAACATTTTTAAAAGGTCGTAAAACCAAAATAGAAAATATTAGAAACACATTCACACACAAAATATTAAATAATAATACTGAAACTGATTTTGATATAAATGAAAAAGAAATAATGAATGTATTATTGATGGAAAATATAAGTGATGACCTATTATCACAAAAAATTACTATACCTACAGCACAACAATCTTTATTTTAAAAATTAATTATAAGCATCATGCAAAAGTTTGATTTTAATACTATACAAGATTTTGATGAACATATATTAAAAAGCATACCTAATTACGATGTTTTAATATCATCAATTAAAAGTATAAGCGAATATTTTTTTGTGGATGATACTAATATATATGACTTAGGTTGTAGCACTGGTAAGTTGCTAAAAAGTATTAATGGTAATTATAATAAAATCGGGTATGATATTGCCACACTATTACCACAAGGCGAAGGTTTCATTGAAGCAGACTTAAACAAACCTTTTGATGTACAAAATGCTTGTATGGTTTATTCTATATTTACAATGCAGTTTCTTAACCCATCTAAAAGAATAGAATACTTAAAAACAATTTATAATGGTTTAATAAAAGGTGGTGCTTTAATTATATGCGAAAAGGTATATCAAGAACATGGTAAAATACAAGAAATTATTTCATTTAGCCATTACGACTATAAACTAAAACATTTCACAAGCGATGAGATAATTAGTAAAGAAAGAGATTTAAGGTTTATTATGAAACCATGCCTTAATGAAGATTTAACATATACAATTAAAGAAGCTGGGTTTAGTATGGTATGTGATTTTTGGCAAATGTTTAATTTCAAAGGGGTTATTGCAATAAAATAATAAAATAAAATAAAATATGTTACCATATAAATTAGAAGATGTATTAAAAGCTAGCGAACAAAAACTATTTAAAGTTGTATCATTGTTTGCTGGGGGTGGTGGTAGTTCAACTGGTTATCGTTTAGCTGGGGGTGAAATTTTAGCAATAAATGAATTCATAGTAGCTGCACAAGAAGCTTATGAAAAAAATTACCCTAATACTTACATATTTAGAGAAGATATAAGACAATTAACAGGTGATATGATTTTAAATAAAATAGGTCTTAAAAAAGGCGAATTAGATATTTTAGATGGTAGCCCACCTTGTGCAAGTTTTTCAAGCGCAGGCAAACGTGAAAAAGGTTGGGGTATTGAAAAAAAGTATAGTGACAAAAAGCAAAGGGTAGACGACTTGTTCTTTGAATTTGCTAGAATATTAAAAGAAGTTCAACCAAAAGTTTTCATTGCTGAGAATGTAAAAGGTATTACAATGGGTGCAGCTTCTAACCTTTTAGGTAGTTCACAATTTAATATGTTCGGAGGTGAAGAAGATACTATTTATCATACATTAGTTAATTGTGGTTATAATGTTAGGTATAAAGTATTAAATGCTCAAAATTATGGTGTTCCTCAATCAAGGGAAAGAACAATTTTTATTGGTGTAAGAAATGATATCAATTCTGAAATTACATACCCAAAACAATTTAATTATACAATTAGCGTTGAAGAAGGTTGTAAAGGGGTTATTAATACTGAAAAAGATATATTAGATGCAACACATAAAGAGGGTATTGTTAAAAGTTATGTAATGCAAATGAAAGAGGGTGAAACTGGTAATAAATATGCACCAAATGGTTATTTTGGTTTATATAGGTTAAAAAGAGATATGCCATCACATACTATATGTCAAAGACAAGGAAATAAAGGGGCTTGTTTAATACATTGGGAAGAAGATAGGGAATTAAGCGTTCCAGAATTAATTAGAATTATGAGTTTTCCAGATGATTATTATTTAGGTGAAAAATATACACAAAAAACAGAAAGACTCGGTAGGGCAGTTCCACCATTATTTATGAAAGCAATAGCACAGCACGTTTATGAAAATATTTTAAAAACAAATAAATAAACATGAAAAAAGTTATTAATTGTGTTTGTAAATACTACAAAATAGGTACAAAAGAGTTAATTGGAAGGTCAAGAAAGCCAAACTATGTTATACCTAGACACATGGTACAATATTTAATGAGAAATGAGTTAAATATGAATTATGTTGAAATAGCCAAAGTATTCAAAAGGCGACATAATAGCATTATGCATGGTGTTAAGTGTATAGATACCCAATTAACTAATAAGCTAGATGCTTCTATTAAAAATGATTTAATAAGTTTGAAGCAAAATTTACTTACCATAATAAACAAATAACCCATGAAAACAGCAATGCAAGATTTTATAGAACAATTAGAAAATAATAAACACCTTGAATCAGATTGGGAAGATTTTAAAAATAAATTACTTGAAAAAGAAAAAGAGCAGATAATAAATGCTTGGATGGCTACTGATAATATATTGCAAAGATTGGCAGCAGAAGAATACTACAACCAAACCTATAACCAAAACAAATAGTTATGAAATTAAACTCAAACATACCAAGTTTTAAAGCAATGGTAAAAAAGTCTTATTTTACAAAAAACGAAAAAGATAATAACGAATACTACAACGTTTATGTTTTTGGCATTCAATCATGTGGTGGTAAGATACTTACCTTTCATATTATGACGGATTCTGGTATGTTAAGAAGTAGAGTACCAATATCAGAAATATATACCAAAATACCAACTAACGATATACCTTTTAATTATAAACAACTATGGGATTGCTTTAGCGAGAATGTATCTGTTGTAGAATACGATTTTTTAGCATTCCATAGGGCTGAGGTTGTTTTAAGAGATGGAACTAAAGTTTGGGCTACCTATATTTTAACTGTTGATTGGTACGATAACCCATATAGCGATGAGCCATCAGATTATAAATGTGGACATATTTTAGAGTCTGATGATGGTTACCTACTATGTATGCCTAATAATAGAATATTTTGGAAAGACTCAAATTGGGTAACTAAAAATCTACCAGATGACCTTAAACAATATAAGGTAGATACAGAACTTATAACAGTAGAAAATCAATCAGATAGGTGGGTTTCTGAAGATAACAATTCTTATTATTACGATATAACTAAAGCAAATAATATATGAAACAAATGCTAACTGCAAAAGAGCTAATCCAATATTTAGATAAAAAAACAGCTGAATTAGAGGGTACTATTATGATTAAGGAATTATTTCCAATTGATTCTTCTAAAGTAGACAAGCATGAGGCTTTTGACCATGGAGTACAAATTGGTAAATTACAAGGGCAAAGAGATGTTTTATTAGAATTAGCATTATTACTAAAATTTTAATATATGGAAAACCATAACCCATTTGAAGTAGATTATAAACCACAATCAAGGTTACTTGAACTTTGTATTGAAGAAAATAATATATATTTACTACCCACAATTAAACTATTTTATGAAAAAACACCATACGGAAAGCTTAATTATATGTATTTGGAGTTTTCTTTTATAAAATGGACTTTAGGTATAAGAATTAAAAAGTAATTACAATGGACTTACAA